ATTTGAACGTCAGCAATCTCTGTAAAGAAGTTAGAGTAAATCGAACCTAACGATCCGGAATAACCAACTTCCTCACCTTTCCAAACAATATCACCAGCACTAGGAACGATAGAAGAACCGTAAGTGATATTCTGTAAAGTATACCAAGCAGAACCGCCAGCAGCAATCAATCCACTATTATTTGGTGTTACATTGGAAGGACTTCCTCCGGTGTAATGTGTTCTGATGCTATAAACCTGACCTTGACTACCTACGTTACCACGAGGATTTAATTTAAATACAGCTGATCTAACTTCATTCTTGGTTAGAACAATGTCTCCATCTTTATTGTCTCTGAAAGAAGATCTGTCAAGAGTTGGGTCATCACCACTACCAACCAGTGATAGGATACGAAGTGAATCTCCCTCAAATGGGTCAACATTAATCGTAACAGGATTATTGAGGAAGGTATCACCTTCGATGGTTACCTTATCATTGAAAGTAACTGCTGTGTCGAAAGTAGTGACAAGTGCTCCAATAGTATCACTATCATCACCACTATCAACAAGAACTGCCTGCTCAAGGAACGTCTCTTCGCCTGTAATAGCGTTGATCTTACGATTACCAATATAGAGGTCACCGTTAGAGTTTAGACCCGTGTAGAAGACAATACCGCCGTCTTCACGTTTTGCTTGTGCGTAGAAGTCTTGCTTATCAGATAGAACAACTTCCTGACGAAGTGGGAAACCAGTTGAGTAGTTACCAGGACCGAATCCAAGATACTCAAATGTGTGGTTACCAGATCTTGCAATAGAAGGACGGCGAAGTTCGACATACATTCTATTGTCAAGAGGATATTCAGAGTCACCAGAGATAGGAATCTGTCTGTTTTCAGATCCAATCGAAGCATTTCCTGATTGTGCTCTTAATCTATTATCAATAATAGTTCCATTCACATCGGAAGTAGTATTAGTGAATGTATATCCAAGTAATGGATCTGTAGCAAGAAGATCAGTAACTGCTTCTTTTGTTTCACTATATTTGTAATCGTTAAGAGTAACAAGACCATGAACGTAGTTATCTGCTGCAGCTACTGATGCTGGAGGATCAACAATGGTTACATCTCTGGTTCCGTTATCTTGAACCTGGAACCACAAAGGATCATTCTTGTAATCCAGAGGATACAGATTAGAAATTGGTTGAGAGAACTTATAGTTTCTAAAGTTATCACCAACACCCGCTCCTGTAGGAAGCGGAGACATATTACCACGTACAGCAGTAAGATAGTAAATGCCATCTTGCTGTGCAGGAATAACTTCTTGAATCTGTTCGACATCATAGATGTAGAAAGTATCTTCAATATCAGGAATATCAGCAACAGTTGTTACTGTGTAAGTATCTCCACCAGGAGTTGTTACTCTATCACCAGGAACGACCGTATAAACATTTGCTCCTTCAATTCTATACAAGAAGTTATCTCTACTGGATCTCGATGCACCAACATAAGGAGAAAGTGTATTCCAACTATCAGGTTCGCCCAATAAAGTCCAGAAAGTTCCATTCGATTGCGTGAATGTTGTGGCAGTATTTACATTATATGCAGTACCAGTGTTGTAATCAAGTTTGCCAGTGATATTCTTGAGGACAACAAATGCTGTTGCTTCAACAGTTGCTGGGAAATATGCATGAACATATCCAGAACCTGTGCAGTATCCACTCCATGTGACATAGTTGTCATCATCATTATTAAATAGATCTTCTTCAATTCCCACACCTTGAGGAGAGGAAATCTCAATAATAGTAAAGATTTCGTTCTTTAAACTCTGATTGAGAATAGTATGATCGAATACTGTTACTTCTAATCTATCTTCAGAAAGATCATTTGTAATCGTTCTTGCACTTTGAATAGTAGTTACAATCTTTGATTGGAACTCAATCTGTAGAGGATTTTCATATGGATCATACAGATTCTCGGTCGCATCGATATCAATACCAGCAGTATCCAAATCAGATAAAGAAACACCAATTTGTTCGGTAGCTTGTCCTGGATTGAAGAATTGTGCTACAGCAGGAGCTCCACTGCTATATGGTTCTAAAATAAATTTCTGTGGACGTAATCTTCTTCTGTCATCTGTTCTAGTCTTAATGACATAACCATTAAGAGGTTCACGAACGTTCTCAAGATATTGTGGAACAATATAACGTAAACGATAGATTCTATCAAGTTCGGATCGGTTATCTTCATATCTCTGATACCAGGTATCGGGAGTGAAGAGATTACCAGTGCCATCTACAAAGTCAGATGCATGGAATCTAGTTAAGATACTATTTGGATTTACACCACCTGATGACTCATCAATAACATTAAGATACCATCTATCATAGTTAGAAGCATCAAATTTCAGTGGTGATGTTTTCTTATCTCCATATACAAGGAAGTCACTTCCACTACCTGTGGTGAATACAATTGCGTTTACACCTGCTTGTGCATCTGCTTGAGATGTATGAACCGAGAACTTCGTCTTGGTTTCATAACGAGGATAGTAGTAAACATCTGTCTCAACTTGTCCTCCACCAGCAATATCAGGAAGTTGTGAGTTAGCGTCTGAAGATGTTCTAAAGAAAATCGTCTGTGCAGGTACGTTAGGTAGAGGAATATCAAAGAGGTGAGGAATATCAGTCTCAAGATAAATTCCACTCACATTAGTGACATAGCGATGTAAGTCATATGACTCGTCAAGAACATACTGCTGCATAACAATTTCTACACCAGGATCAATTGCTTCAGTTTCTGGTGAGTAAATGTAGATACCAGCTGCTGCGTTTTCTTTAGTAGCAGCAAGTAACAGAGCAGTTTCTGCAGTTGTATCGAACTCACTTGTACTATTGAATGAGTACGGATATGTAGATCTACCAGGAGCAATTACATAGTAAGTTCTATTAGTTTCAAATCCACGAGGCAATCTAACAAGACGCTTATCAGTGTCAATTGTTAGTGCTCTTGGGATAAGTCTTACTGGGGTTCCAGTTTGTAATCCGTGAGGATCAGATTGCAACCCACCTGTATTAATTGTGAATAAAGTTGCACGTCCTGTTAAAGAACGAGACTCGATAGGTGCCTCAACTCTTACTGCTTGATTGGCGTTGCCGGACAATACCAAGTTGACATTATCGAAGTATCCTTGAATTGCTGTAGCAATATTAGTACACTCGGGATAAGTGGTGTCTTGAGTAATATCATTGTTAGCATACTGGAAGGTTTGAGCATACTGGGAAAGATTTTCAAAGTATAACCAGGCAGTATTTGTAGTTCCAATTGCCAAATATGGTGCTTGGGTTGACTGATCTTTTAATGTGATTGTAGTTGAGTTTACAATTTCATCAATTATAGCTGTACTAATATCAATATTAGTGACGATTGGTTGGACCGTAGGATCAACTAAACCATTTACAACTTCACTCTCGTTAAATTCTCGGACTCTCATGCCAGGAACAAGACCTGATGTATCGCCAACTACAACAGTTGCGCTACCACTTGTTAAAGTAGTGTCCTTAATCAAGAAGTTGAAGTTACGCATTGCGCTGATCATCAGGCGCTTCAGGTAATCATATGCCTCAAGAGTTTCTGTCAACTCATTGTCAACATAGTCTAACTGACCCGCAACCAAATAACCTTCAGCAGCAAGAAGTGTATTGATGTTACCACCAAGACGCAAGTCCTTGACAGTTGCATCAACAAAGTATCCGATGTCTCTTTCACACTTACCAATCGTGATATTAGGATTAGTTAATAGTGCAGGATACTTGGCAGTAATATGACCATAGGTCTCTTGCTGTAACCATACTCTATTCCTTTCAATTTGATTTGCAGCATCTTGTGCATAATTGAAGTCGTCATTACCATCACCATCAACATCAAGAGTGATGTTGAGTGCTGTAGGAGTTAATGTAGAGAGTGATGTAGTATAGGTAGAGAATCCACTTGGAGATAGTTCTGATGAGTAAGTTTGCTTCCCACCTACACCACCAGAGGACAATTTAACATATAGTTTGTCCCCAGTTGCGGCACCAATACGATATCCACCGATGGTAGCTGCAGGTCTGTTTGCAGGATCTTGATTAACATCACCAGCAAGATATAGTCTGGTATGATTATTTTGATCGTTTGATGCTTCGATATCAATTGTATAATATTGCTGCTTAATGATTGCTGTAGCAGAAGTATTAACAATTTTTGGAGGAACAATAGAATCAATGTATCCACCTTTATCTTGATTGAAGGAGAATCCTTTGAAACCAATTGCGTGAAGTGAAGTGTTACCAAAGTTAGAGTTGGAATTGGTGATAGACATATCACCACCACTTTCCATCAGGAAGTGATCGTGGAAACCAACCGCAAAGACCGAGACGCACTGAATGAAGGAGTCATCCGTTGCACGAATGTGGAAGTTTCTCCAATCATCCTTCCAGTATGCATCACCTTTGGTGTGATAGGGAACGGTAGCAAATGCATCAGATAGTGATGCTTGATTCCAGGTGTTAGTAAATCTATCGTAACGAATGAATGCTCTATCATCTTTCTGGAGCGAAACACCCGTGTACTGTGCAACAACCATCGACTTGAATCCAGTTGCCTTGGATCCATCTGCCCACATACCGCACATACCCCAGGTAGAACGGATCGAGCAGTTAAAGACATAAGGAGAAGCAGATTCAACAGAGTCAATCTCTGCCTGAATAACACCGTTAGTACCAAGACCGTTAGCAGCTGTGTATGTTGTACCAGAAACTAATCCCAGACCAGCAGCATTAATGGTAATAATATAAGAGAATAATTTAGCGTTAGATTGATCAACAGTGTCAACCTTGAATGTACCATTTACATTGTCAGATAATCCACTGTTAATGACAGCAACATATTGACCCCTAAAGTATCCATGATCAATCTTTGTAGTTACTGTAATACGAGCAGTGGACGTACCAGAGATGTCATCAATTTTAAGACTCTCGATTGTTCTGGTATCAGATAGAGGACCAACAATCCTATTCTCTTGTACCAGTGCTTCTAAATCACCATCATCGATGGTAGGTTGGAACTGTGCGAATGCTCTACCAACTTTCTCGTAATAACGATCGAGTTCATTGTTATCCGCATAAGTCATGATAGTGATCTTATGGTGCGAATACTCGGGAATCGCTAATGAAGAGAAATTAGTTGGATTATCATATACTTTACCAACACGATCTGCCTGATCATATAGAGGGGAGTTCTCGGAAAGGTCACCATCCTTGATAGTGAACTGCCACAGATAACAACCACCAGTCAAGTTAAAGACAGAAGTTCTTCCATAAGCACCATCTACAGGGTTAGGGACAAACAAAGGTCTGACAATCGTGCGTCGAAGGTCATAACCAATCAGCGAACAACCTCTGGGAACGATAACTCCACCAGTCGTGGAGTTAAACTTGTAGAGAACGTTGTCTGGATTGGAAAGATCAAGAATCGAATCATCCTGCCATTCTTCCAGTGCTCTGTTGTAATCAAATACAGGCACAGTACCAGTAACCTGAACTGCAGCGAGACCTGTAAGCGTACCTGCAGTGACGGTATCAGTGACAATAGCAACAAGTGTTGTAATGGATGACTGAACATCAACGCAGGTAGCGATATTGCCTGATGCGTTGTATTCAATAGTCGGCGTTGCCTGACCTGCAATTGCAGGACCTGGAGATATAGTAAGATCCTTCTCATACAGCGAGTTAGTTACAGCAAGTTTCATCATGTCTCTTGCTTTGTTGAAAGAAGTTACTGATTCAGTAATTTCTCCAACTAATCCGTCAGCAACGGGATTACCATCACGGTCGAAATAAGTTTTGGTAGCGGAAATAGTATTAGCATTACCACCGTTACGAACGTCAGCGATAACAGCTTCTACAACATATCCAATGTCGCGCTTACACTTCGTCTCACCAGCAGTTGCTTGATCTGTTACAACTTCAGCAGGAAGATTTGTAAGATTACCATCATTAATTGAAGTGGTTACAATAGTAGTTAACGTACCAACGTTAGTACTAACACTTGCACAAGATGCAGGATCTCTATTACTACCAGTATCAGGATCAGCAGTGAGTGTAAGATCTTGTACCAGAAGTTGATTCGTAAGAGCACGAATCATCTGGTCTCTTGCTTCATTAAAAGCAGTAATAGACTGCTGTTCTTCACCTTCAAGTCCGTTAGTAATCCAAGCACTTCCTGCTTGATTAAAGTAGTTCTTAACGAACTTACGAGCATAAACGTTACCACCCGCTTGAATAACATCCAGCGAAATAGCATCTACAAATCTACCAGTATCTGCTTTACATTTTGCTTCGCCAGTATGATCTGTACCTAATGTTTCTGCAGGGAGTCCTGCTGTATCAGCAGCAGTAAATGCATCAGTAACGATCTGCACAAGAGTCGTGATTGCAGACTGTACATCATCACAAGCAGGTGTTCCTGCAGATGAAGTGGTAATAGTAGAATCAGTAATTGACAACTCATTACGCATTGCTTGGATCATTAGATCCCTAGCAGCATTATATGCGGCATTTGTAGACAACACTTCACTAATGATGTAAGAGAATACACCCCCATCGAAATACTTCAGGGTAAACTTACGGGCATACTCGTTACCACCATTTACAAGGTCGAGACCAATGTAATCAATTAAAAGACCGATGTCGCGCTTGCACTTTGCCTCATCAGCAGGATCGGCGGGATTAGCGCCAAGATTCATGGTTGTCCATGCACTATCAATAATCTCTTGTCTGTTCTGTTGGATCAGACGATATGCATCTTTAAATCTATAATCAGACTCATTTGCAGCATCACCAGGATAGAAGAAATCGGGGTGATCAACTGTAATTTTAGCAGTAGCACGATCAACAATCTCCTTACGGTTTTGTTGGATCAGTCGATAAGCATCTGAAGGACGAGTACCGGAGTCAACTGCTGCATCACCAGGGAAGTAAAAATCAGGGTATTGAATGGCAATTTCAGCACATGCTCTATCAATAATCTGTTTAGTATTTGCCTCAATCAGGTTACCAGCATCAAAATTACGTGATACTGGGGTTGCTGCATCTACAAGACCAGGACGGTTATCAAGAAAGTGATTACCAGGCATCAGCATTACGCTGAACTGGTCAAACCTATCATTATCCTTACCAGGCAGGTAAGAGTAACGTGATACCTCGATAAATGCCCTCTGGATCGTCTTAAACGGACGTAAGGGAGAGTTACCTCTATTGTCTAACTCATCAGTCGCGTTAAAGTCATCTGGCGATACATATAGATACTTACCCGTTTTACTTGAGTAAAGATTATCAAGTCTTGTAAGAGGCATAATTAACCCGTTCCTTCTAGGACTATTTCTTCTTGGATTATTTATACGATAAAACCTCCCCTTGTGAGGGAGGTTTCAAGCACACGGAAGGGGTTTTGATTTGACGATAATCGCCAACTCCTCCACCTGGACTCGAACCAGGGACAAGGTGATTAACAGTCACCTGCTCTACCAACTGAGCTATAGAGGATTGAGAGCCCCCGAACAGATTTGAACTGATGACATCGGCTTTACAAAAGCCGCGCTCTACCGCTGAGCTACAAGGGCGTCTTTAAAAATTTGAAGTGACCGTGTTTGCCACCCCAAACTTGTTTGTCGGTATCCACCAAGTAACCTCTATCAACTACATTATATTGTTCTTTCGATAGAAAGATATCATTTTTGATATAGGTTACTTGATCTTGCCATTCGACGTAACAACTACATCCTTGGAGTGAACCTTGGAATGAATCACCGTCGAATGTAAACATTATATCACAAAACTCTTTATGAGTCAACCCTTCAGGACGAGATTCTAAATTTTTAAACCCCAAATGGAAGTTTTTATCAAAATCATAGTTTTTTATTCGTAGCAACCCATTGTCTTCTATTGCTTCCACAATAAATTGACGATAAGGTGAGTCTACCGAATAGTTATATGCTTGCTCACCATAGTACATTGATTCTGTACCCTGGATTTTTTTATGGACCAGACGGACCATAGCAAACTTTGAAGGATATGAAAATGCCTGAACTTTATTTTCCCACGTTCCCTCAAACCATTCATTAAATATATCAATCATCTTTGGGTAATAGTTCGGGATCATTAACTTCAATATCAAACATCAAAGGATGACACTCCTCTTCAGCAAGATATGAAGACCACTTATATAATTCTTCATCATCCCAATCACAACCTTGCAATGCTTCGGTTTGTACTGATGGGTGATCCTGAATGATTTGTGGTAGTTCATCAAAGGTATATGGAATACCTTGTATGAAATACATTCTTACCACTTGTCCCATAAAGAAACAATAACATTGGGAAAGTTCGTATTTCATGACTTTTTCCACTACGGATTATTTAGTAATGGAATGGGGCGAGAGAGACTTGAACTCTCACGAGATTACTCTCAACAGATTTTAAGTCTGGTGCGTCTACCGATTCCGCCACCGCCCCTTGGGACTCTCATATTATACCGTATGTGCCCTGATCTGTCAACTTTCGTCGAGCAGACCCATATTTTTTAGATAGTCCATTGTATCATGCATATTACCTATGTGAAAGTTGCCTATTGCAACCTGTGGATATGTTGCATCTGGACCAAATTCCATTCTAAATTGATCATCATCAAAATCAAAATCTAAAACATATTCGTGGAATTCTCCTTTAAGAGATCTCAAAAGCATTGCAATACGCTCACACTCTTGATTTCCGTTACTGTAAATTACTGATGTCTTCATTTTCGGTGTAGTTGATAACAATTTGCTTGGATACTTCTCCCTTGCTATTTACAAGGATTTTCTTTTCTAATGTCCCATTTAACACGTTACGAACATTTTCGAGTTGCCATTCTACAATATATTTTTTAAAACCTTCATCCATCCAACTTTTATTGGACCCTGGAGTATTGAAGTCTTTCATAAATCAAGTTCTAGTTGTAGTTTGCGTTCTTCCTCTATCCTATTGTGCTCTGCTATCATATCAGCAACCATATCAACATTATGAACAACACCAATATGTTGTGGTGGTTGTGATTGCCACTTATCAATCACTTCTTGTGTAGGGACAGCAATTCGGAATGGAGTATCATCTCTGATAAACTCTTCATTCATATCAATGTATGTTTGAGGAGTGATCTTAATCTTTTTCATTTTTTAACCAACAAGGTTTACATAACGAATTTTTGTATCTTTTTTCGGACGGGACATAGCATCCAACTTGAGGACACTCATTTGCTGGTGTCATTTTACCACACCCAGAGCATTTTGTCTCCCACATTTTCATAATGTTCTCTCAAGTCTATTTGTTGCTTGGTCTGGGAAGTCTCTTGGTCTACTATCAGTAGCATTATCAGTTTTAGGAGAACCTTCATTCGCCTTCATCGTATGCTGATAGTTTGATCTTGGATATCTGATACAGAATGGATCGGGCATCCAATAGGTAACTTGCCATTCTTGTTCAGGACATAACTCAAGATGCTTCTCTACACTATGAGAGAAAATACCAATTTGAATGTATCCATCATGACTGACACATCTACCATTACCAATGTCAACTAGGAATAGCATTTTACTACTCATAGCACTTCTTGCTCTGGATTAAGATTTTTCACGAATTGCTCGGGATCCTTTTCTGACTTGTGTACCCAATGATAGCGCATCATCTCAAAAATAGGATCCCACATTGGGATACAGACATAATCAGTCATGTGTACCTCGATGCAAGTTCCTTCAGTTCTTTTGAGGTAAGTTTGTCTAACTGCTCTGTGAAATATTCTAGTAACAGTTGCTTATATTGTTTTTTAGTCATTATATTGTTTAATCAAGCGTGCAACTTGTTTCCTATCAGTTCCTTCAGGAGCATTATTCAAACATCGTAAAATACACTCTTTATCACTGATAGTAGGTTTAATAGTAAACCCCCATTTGTCAACTTCACCTTCTGTGGGTGCTTCGACGTAATCAAATTCATGTGGCATTAGTCTCGCTGTCTCCAATCATCAGGTTTATCTTGTTGAAACCAATCTTTAATATCGTCAGCACTGTCAAAACCCCTTTTATGATTAGATGGGTCGGGGTCTCCTAATCCCATCTTATTCATAAAATCATCGATAGTGCCCTCCTCAATATCTTGAGCAGCTTGGCGTCGTGCTTGTTTCAACCAATCTCTTGCTGTAGTATGACGTTTGGCGAGTTTCTCCGCCCAAATCATATCATCTAATTTTACTTCTTCCTTGTTTGCAATTTTTTTACAGATAAACTCTAATCGTAGTCTGTATTGCGTCGATAACATGTTAGTCCCTAAAGTCTAGTTTAAGCTCGAGATCCTCTAATTTGAGGTATTCCGCGTGTGCAGTCTCTTGACGCTCACACACAATATTTAGAATATCAGTCATTATTGTGTCATTGTCAACATAGTCATCGATATACTTGTAGATCGCTTCTTTCAAGTACCGATATCGATGCCATTCTGGCGAATAAGGTTTGTATTGCATGATACGGAATCTTTTAGGGATATTATAGTAGATATACCATTTTTTGTCAAGCAACTTTTTTTGACAAAAATGGGTGGGGATTTTTTTTCGGTATTTATGTATTCAATTCAAGAAAATTGTAATCGCTCTTACCGAAAGAGTACCAGCAATAGTAACATCAGTTATTCCACCAAATATAAGTTTGTTGAGACCAAGAGCAGAAAGAATGCTAACACCGCTTGCCATCTTTGCCGAGAATGATGTGCTTCCTGGTCCCAAATTCAAGTCCCAACATGCTCCAAGTACAGGAGGTTTGTCGCCAATAGCAGGAACAACACCAAGAATCGATTCAGTTTTTGTTCCTCCTGCCAAAATAAAGTGACTGCCAGTAGTCGCTAAACCAAAACCACCAGTTAGTGACTTTAAGTTGATGTTAGCAAGTGCTTGAAGGTTATAATGTCCAGCAACGCCAAGATAATAGTTGCCAAGAACAGCATGGTTAATCGTTCCTACACTATTAGTAGCTTCAACAGACCCAGGTTGTATTGTATTATTTGTCTTCTCACCAGCACCATCAGTATAGTCAGCACTACCAATAGTTTTGTTGTTGAATGATGTATTAAGATTGTAGTCACCTGTGAAGATGCTCAACTTACCATTGCCATCACCAACCTCGATGTTGACTGCTTCTCCTGCTTTAAGTGTTAATGTTTTAAGAGCATTAATTGTAATGTTGTCTCCCTTAAGATCGCAGGAATCTCCTTGCGCTTCAATAGCGACCTTCCCTTCGGCATAGAGAGAATATGCGTGATCTTCTTTAGTGGATTCACCTCTTTTACTATTATCAGCAGACCTTGTAGCATCTTTTGGACCTTTAGACTGAACAGAGATTGGTCCTGATACGTTGTGCATTTGTCCTGCACTACTGAATATCAGTTTACCACCACAACCTGCTTGAGAGGGAAGTCCTGTGGTGAATACCATATTACCGGTTTCATCAAAGAACAAAGCACTCTGACCATTGGTAACAGTATATCCACCGGGAGTGTTGTCATCACCCTCCCAATCCATACAAGTCCAACCATTAGAAACCCAATGTACTGTTGGTTTTACTGCACAAAACTGTCCCGAATCTACTTTATCCTTTCTTGCTTTGGGTTCTGCAGCACCACCCTCTGCACCAAGTTTTTTGGCACCGGCAGGGTTTGGTTTAACAGTATCTGTTCTATTATGTACGTTAACGTTACTCATTATGGGCAATCAATATATTTACCGGTTCCGATCTTAACAGATCCTCTTTCTGCGAGGTCATCAGGATCAAGACACACCATATTCGGTAGAGCAATTGCTCCACTTCCGCCACCACCAATAAGTTTTATTTTAGGTGTCTCGGTGTATTTTATAGTTCTGTCGAGAATCTGTATGCTAATCACATACCCTCGTGGATCAATAATCGCTTGAGCAATTCCTTCCTCACCATTTATGTATACGGTCGGAGTTTTGCTATATCGAATACCAGGAGCAATCAAAGTGAATGAATCAATAATGCATTGAAGTCCATTAGATTCCGGAGTGTTTACTTTGTATCCAAGTCCTTTTCTAGTAACTCTAATCTCTGATACATATCCTCTAGTATCTAATAGTGCGATAGCAGTTGCTCCAAAACCATTTTCGGAACTAATAATAACTTTTGGTGCTTCTAGATAAGAATCTCCAGTATCTCTGATAGGAATACTAACAATACTACCCTTGCCATCAGTAATAGGAGAATTTACCGTTGGTTTTGTTAACTCAACTCGGACTTCTTCTGATGGTGTGCCATCATCAACAACAGCAGTTCCTACAATAGTTGCATCAGTGAACGCATCGTAACCTACTACTTTGAAGTATATTCTTTCGTCAAATTCTTCTTCTATATCTTCAACAATACCAACTGTGACTTTAGCAGCATTATTTCTGATAACAAATGAACCAGATGTAGAATCTTGAACGATATCATCCGGAGAAATGTCTCCATATAGAATATATTCTAACACCGTACCATCAGAGATATTTTCTGATGTGATGGTGTAAACAATATCTTCACCTTCATAATACAATGCTTTATCTGATACCACAGAAATAGTCTCTGTAGGTACTGTGTTTGGATTGTAGAATGGATTAATTAAACCATATGCATCATAAGTAATAGTAACTTGTGCAACAGCGTCAGTATCTACGTCAGATGCATCAATGACAGTGAAGAACATTTGTTGATAGGCAGATGTTAACACATCATCTGCGGCAAGTTGTACTGTCGTAACACCAATACCTAAAGGAATTTCTACTGGTACAAGATTGCCATCAGCATCAACAACATCTTCAGTAACAGTTTCAATTTCGTTGATAACAAAATCTCCAGTTAAAGACTCACCAACAATATATTCAGGAACAATAGTATCACCAGACAACCTATACTTAAGAATAGTACCAATCGGTACATTAGATGTCCTGATAGTATAAGTGATTGTATCACCTTCAGTAACAAGTGTTGGGTTAGCTACTACCGTGTAATATGGGGTGCCACCAGCATCTCTTGGCAGGTCAGGTTCAACATCATCACCAATTATATCATTAGCGTCATCCTCATCAGGAAAAGTACCCTCTGGCACTGGTATACTCCCACCAGGGAAGAAGTCACCATCATCATCGGTAGGAAACTGCGGAATGATATTAGGATCGTTTGCAGGATCGTCTGCTGTTGATGGGAAGAAGTTTGGTGGAGTTGATATTCCAGGGAATTCATTTCCTGGTGGTTTAGAACCACCCGTAGGAATCTCTGGAGGATCCCAAGAAGGAACACCACCAACAAAAATAACTTTAGTTGGTTCCGGATCCAAATAATCTAAAGATTCTGGACAATTCAAACGCTCTCCAGTATCACCGTCTTCAATTTGACCTATTAACTTATCAAGGAAATCTTCCTCGTCATCATCAGTACCACAATCATTACATTCTTTAGTGGATTCAGCACACTTTGAACTCGGTCCACTACAGTTGATGCCAAGGAAAGACATTATTTTTTGGATTGCTGATGATACTAGGTCAACAGAACCACCAATAAGAGATAAAATTTGTTGTATAGGTCCTAGAACTGTTGATATCAACCCATCAATCAACGACAAGATTTGATTAAGAATACCATCAATCAAGTTTGTGATTGCACATGCTGCTGGAGAGAAAACCTCCATAATGAAATCAAATAATAAGTTCGTCAACCAACTTACTAACTTATCAATTAAATCCTCAATAGCACAACCCAATGCTTGCAAGATTTTATCGAGTACTTTCTTGATTCTTTTTAAGATATTACCTTTAGGTTTAACAGTATCAAAATCTGCTTTTGGAGTTACAGGTATTTTTTCTTTCTGTTCTGCAGGTACATTAAGACCCAGTGCTGCTTTAACTAAAAATTCAATACCTTGACGAATCTTTTTAATAACTTCCGACTGAATCCTACCGACGAGACTTCTTACAAGTCTTGTAACTCTACCAATATGATAACGACCAATCGCTATTTTATCATACAAGAATCCATTGACTTTACTCACATAAAAACTTCCAAGTTGACCACCAGCTGCCTGGTTTGCTGCCAACATATCACCAATGATATTTTTCAGTTGCTTGCCAAAGTTACTCTCCGTACCACAAGTAGGGTTAGCAAGGGTAACACAAGTCTTCATCCCAATAGGGTTTGCTTCACTGTACTTGCCACGTAATGCAGCGATGATAGCGGGAGCACCATCCTCTAGATTAGCACGACAAGCATCAGGTTCACCACCATCACAATTCCCCCCAGTTTCTTCGTCTACACCACCTTGTCTATCTTGTGAACGATGTGTCTGTGATTTAGTTTTTGGATCTGTATAGGTAACTAATCCTTTACCTTCACCGGAGTCTTGTGGTTCATCAAGTTTTACTTCAGTCGCACCAGCAGTGTGACCAATCGATCCCATAATGATTGGCTTTTGCTTATCATTATCAAGGAAGAATCCGGTTACCCAGTTACCTGCACGTAGTTCTATGGACGCACCCGTAACGCCACCGTCACTAAATGGTGTCGTAACCGGTAACATTACTTGTGCCCAAGGCAATTCCTTGGTAGGAGTAGCGTCCTTTAGGTTATGTCCTATAATTCTAACACGATACCTTCCAGACTCCTTTGGGTCATCAGTATTAGATGTTTCAACCTGACCAATCCACCAATGAAATCCATCTTCACCAACCTGGTGAGTCTGCATTAATGATGATAATACGGGATCCATATCAAACAGCAGTTACGTTATTATTTATTAGGCAGTTTCTGCCTTTGAATCTTCATCTCTTCGACCGTAAGAATCACGAATCAAAGTAAGATGAGTATTACCTTTAATATTCTTGAAATCATAAGCGTGATTCAGTTTAGAAATCAGATACACACCACTATGTTCTGGATCATATGGCTCTTCTTTTCTGTTAGGTGTGGCAACCATATTAGGAATAAAAATCTCAACTGTTTGTCCTACCTTGAGTTCAGGATGCAATGGAATAGTAATCTTTGCTTCTTGATTATTAATACTATTCATCCGAGAAATAGACTGGGAAATATAACTCTTCTGCCAGTCAGGAAACTCGGCAGCATTACTACCACCATCTTTTTTCTCTGGGGATGCTATTTCTTTTTCATCAAACCAAGTCTCATGATCAATCAATGCTGACATGATTCTTGTGGGTTTAGATGCTAAATCAGATTGACCTTTCAACAAACCAGATTGAGAACCAAGATGACTCTGATCTTTAAAAGAATCTTTCAATGAAAATGCAAACTCTTCATAAGAACCTGTGCTGTAGTTATAGAAACACACCACAGAAGAAAATGTTCCCATTCTCAACTTGGTGAGCATATCAATCTCTTGTTTAAAATCGATAGATAAGATCTTATTTAATTTAGATTGCCCAAGTTCATCATTCTCTTGATAGAGTTGTATAACTGGAGGATTTTTCTCAAGAGAGTTTAATCTATCAATAGAGTTAAAATTATACCCATCATAGTTCTCATAGAATAAGTATCCGGCACTGCCACTCATCTTACCATAAGAACCAGAGTCGATGTCAGCAACACCACCTTGTCCATCAGTTGCACCACCACCGCTTGATGTAGTACTACTATTATTTGCATCTTGTGCTACTGTTTTTTGTAACAGTCCGTTGATGATTGAAAAAGGAGTCTTCTTTCCTGGATGAAATCTAACTTTAAATAGTGTCGGATCTGCCTTAATTTCTTTCTCGGTAGATAAGTTTTCTTTCAGCAAACTACTAACAATAGCATCAGGTTTACCTGTCAATAGTTTAGGTAATCTAATTGTCTCGTTAATCAATGCCTCTTTAGATATCATACCAAGTTTGTATACTTGTACTCTATCCGCACTGAATCTATCAAAGACTCGATACACCTTAAAGTTATATACAATCTCTTCTTCATCTTGTCCTTCAAGAATGATCTCGATATCTTCATACCCCTGAATAGGAAGACTTGCAATCAGGTTTCCACCAGAGTCAGAAATAACAGCAACAGCCTCAAGAGTAGGCATTGTGATATTCTCAAAGTAATAAAAGTTCTGCACCAAATCGGTGATGACTTTCTCATCACCACCGACAGAAGTAATAGTTACTTTCTTTGGTTTAAAACTGGAAGCATATTGTAAATCTTCTTGCGCCATATTATCCTACTACTAGTGGTGATGCATACATTTCTGCTACATTATTAGTGTCGCCCTCTCTAACAACAGTTTGTTCTGGTGTTGGAGGTTTATCCGTGCCTGCAGATTGTTGCTGCCCCGCAGAAGTATTTAACACAGTAACTGCAGATTCAGCTGACCCACCAGTATTTTTATCTGGTTTCTGTAGTGCTGCTTGTGTCTGACCAGGTGTTTCTGATGCAGTAGGAGAACTAATTGCTACTCGTGCCCTACCCGCTTTAATAAGAGATGCCACCACATCATCATTCTTACCATCAGCAGTCTGCAACTTCATAGAACCTATTCTACCACCATGTTGATATATGTCAAACCCCTTTGTTGTTTTGTATGCTTCATACTGTAGATCTACCCCATTTTTCTTATGCATAAAGAAAAACTTTTGATCAGGTTTTAGTCCAAAGTTCTCGGTAATTTTTTGTGCAGAATCTACTTGCGGTTTTGCTGCTGGTGTTGATGATGTATCGGCACCCGGTCCTGCTTCTGGAGATGGCGTTGTTGCTGAAGGAGATGTTGATGGAGCGTAATCTTTAGATGCAAAGTTTACTGCATTTTGCATTCTTGCCTCATAACCAGCTTCTCCAGGTTCTTCTCCAGATCTTTCAAACTCTTTTAGAAAACTTTTAGCTGCTCCTTTAGCAGTAGTTTCTTGTTTTAGGAGCTCCCAATCTCCTCTTTCTCCAGCCTCCCACTTAAGTGCTTGGAGTTGTCCTTCTAAACTAAATGGATCAAGATTATGCTCCAACATCCATTTTTTCACTTTTGGCCAGCGAATCTTTTTGTCCCACTGTGCGATACCATAGTGACCTTCAGTATCACCTTCACCAGTTCCAGTATTATCAGCTCTTGGATTAAATGTAGATTCTTGCTGAAGATTTCCAGCAATACCAGCAGCTTGTTCTTTAGTTAAACCTTGCGACATAAAATAATTCATCGCTTTCTCGGAGTTTTCAGAACCAGTGAAGTTTGGGTCCGCAGTGGTATTGGTGGTATTGTTGTTGCCGCCTCCGCCTCCGCCTCCAGTAATGCCTTTCAGCATTTCCATAAAGTTACCAAAGAATCCTTTTTTCTTATTTTTCTTCCTATCTCGATCTATACTATCAGAATCCCCACCATTACTACTCTTTTGTCCAGTTACTTTATTAGCAAGACTATTAGGCAACCCAAATACATCAGCGATAGGTCTTGCTACCTTGGCAATTTCACCCGCAAAAGAATCACTCTCTGGTCCCAGTTGATTCATTAAGTTAGTGACAGATGATAATACTGTACCACCAGCAACCATCATAGGCAGTGACATTGCATCCATTAATGGTTGTGCCATAGCATCAGCACCACTACTAGATTTTGATGCCATACCAAGATTTAAATCAGTAAATCCTACCTTACCACCAAGGTTAGATGTTCCCTTCTCAAATGATTGTGGTTTAGATGACACTGCAGAAGTTTTGGGCGTCATAGCAGGAGTTTCTGGTACAGGTCTTACCTTACCATCCATCGCACTTGGTTCGCCTTGAGTATAGTTATTATCTAACGGAACAACCATCTCATCGCCATGTAACTTGGCAAGATAACCACTATCAGGACCAGAAACAATACCACCAGTCTCTGCTTCTGGCGGTTTGTTGGGGTCGTCAGCAGCAGGTTCTTGACTAGGTGTATCTGCTATATTATCTGTATCTAAATCTGATTCTTCACCTTCATCTTTAGAAGTCATCGCATTATCAATGTCATTACTATCAGCAGCATTTTTAGATGGTGTCATCTTACTGATTTTTTGAGCACCTTGTTTATCATCAGTGGTTTTCTTTTGTAATGCTGTCTGTGCATTAATAGCAGCAGCAATAGCATCTAACTTTGCTTCAATAGTATCAGTTCTTTCACTCAATTGAGCAATAACATCAGTCTTGATTGCCTGTACGTCACTGGCAATATTCTTTGTCTCGCCAAGTGTATTATTGATAGACTGTGCAGTCTGTTCAAGTGATGATGCAATGGCACTTACTGCAGTAAGAATATCTTCTCGTGATACTCTACTCTTACCAGTTCCTGATGCTGATGATGCAGTTTCTTCTGCCGTATCAGGTATCATCTCTTCGGATGATTCTACCTTTTCAGGAGCTCTCTTGGCACTTACAAATGCATAGTTATCAAACTGTTCTCGAAATCTTTCAACTTCAGACAGTTTCTTTATCTCTTTACCGTCAGCGCCTCTATTGTCTACAAAGTTCCAGAACTGTGCCTTGGGATTCTTCAGCAGTTTAACACGATCAACTGTCTGTTGAATGTCTTGCTTCTTACCACTGATGTATGATCCACCGAACTTACTCTTCAGTGCTGCCTTGAAAAAGAATCCTTTTTCTACACCAAGTTCATCTAAACTATCATATCCTGCTTTCTTTGCCTTTTCTTCTGCTGCCTCTCGTTCTTCTCTAGCAAATTTACGCGCAGCAATAACCTTGGAGATCATTGCCCCCATGTGGTCCTTTCCTGGTTGAGAAGTGTCGTTAAAGCCTTCTGTTCCTGCTGCCATTAGTTATGCCTCTATGCCTTTATTTATTTTCAAGCAAACAGTTTTTGCATCAACAAAATTTTTGATGGTGATGTAGTAGGTTTTCTTGTTACTATAGTAGTACCACCACCTATAGGCAAAGATGCCATAGATTGTGTATTATTTACCACAACAACCTGTTGTCTGGTCCCACCCTCTTCATCATCATACATAAGTGCTTCTGGATTACTGGATACCTTTGGCGGTTTCACCTCCTCCTCTGGTGTAAACGCTGGCATATCGTTGAGTTCTTGTTCGATAGATTTTTCTGCAGGTTGTGGAGTAGGTTTTGCAGCAGGTTCCGAAGCAGGAGTTGCAACGGTTGCTGTTATTTTACTACCTCCCTTTACTACACCACCACTCAAGATGAAGTTGTCTGGATCCATTAATCCAGTTA